TTTCACTGTTACCGATTACGGCATTAAGGTTGCTCACTAATTGGAGCAGTTGTTTGTTCTTCATAGTTTGTTTTTGTTTGTAAAGATAATTGTGGATTGCTAAACGGCAAAGGTAAATTTACAATCGGTGGGTTTTTAAGGTTCTCAATCTGTGTAGCTAAGTTTAAGTCCATAGCTTCTACGTTGTTACCTGCAACTAACCACTCGCATACTTGCTCATAAGTTAAATCTTCGTAAGCAGTAAAATCGGTTTCCGAAGGAGTAGCACAAGCCATTGAGCCGTACACTTCTGCGGTGTATTTTCCGTCTTTGCCTTCGTATCTCCAATGTACTGTTTTTACTACATCGGTTAAACCATCTTCGCTTGGTGCGGTGTCCATTTGGCTAATAAGCCATTTTGTTTCTAATGCCATTTTATTTTATTTTAAGGTGTCCCTTGTAATGCAGGGATTGAATAAATTTGTCCGTTAATTTCTATGTAAATAACTCCTGTGGCAGTACCAGTTCCACCTGCTGCGTAGCTTCCAAGTTTCCAAGGTTGTGCGCTACCAGAACTTGGTGCGGTTGTTTGTATTGCACCTGCCTTACTTACACTAAATTGAGAAACGCTACCAACTTTTAAGTTTAATAATTTAGAAGATGCTCCACTTGCCGTGTTAGTTACGTTTAAGTAAATACCATCTGGGTTGCCCGTAGTGTTCCAAGTTGTATCAAGGTATAATGCACTTGCATTTGATGAAGATGAAACTACTTGACCTGAACCATCAAAGTAAGAAAAGCTACTTGAAGGCAATACTGTATTATATTGACCTGTGATTGCAACACTTCCTGCTACTTGTAGTTTTCCTAAAAAGCCCTCTGTTGATGTTCCGATTAATACTGAACCCCCACTTGTTATGCGCATACGTTCTGTGTTGTTAGTATATGCTATAAAGTCGCTAACATCACAACCTACTCTTACGTTAAAAGAATTAGCACTTCCGTTTGCTTGAAAACCGATTGTACTAATTCCATTTGATAAATTAACTACTCTTGCTGGTACTGAATCATCTGTACTTTGTGCAACAAATACTGCACCTGTGCCTTGTGTATGCAATTTAGCACTTGGCGATGTAGTACCTATACCTACGTTACCGCCTGTAACTCTCATTTTCTCTGAACCACTATTATAAAAAGCAACATAAGAACCATCTATAACAGTTCCACCATAAGTACTTGTTCCATAATTATAAGAATAAATAGAGCCTATACCTGCTCCTGCTGAGCCATAAGCCATAAACATACCTGCACCTGTTGTGCCTGCAAATCCTCTAACTGTTGCACTTTGTCCTATATCTACACTACTTGAGAATGTAGCTGCTCCTGATGAGGCTATTCTAAATCTTTCTCCTGAAGATGAGCCGTTCCAAGTATAAAATAATAAATCTGTTGCTGCATTTCCTGCATTTACATTTAGTGCTGAAATTCTAGCATTTGTAATACCTGAAATAGTTGAGCCTCCCCAAGTTCCAAACCAAATATCAGAACTATTACTTAATGTAGAAGCAGCAGTATTTACAATAAAATGCCCCATTGATGAGCCTGTGCTTGTATAAGCAGTTGTAAGCAATCCCCCTGCCGTTACACTACTTGAGAATGTAGCTGCTCCTGTGGATGCTATTGTAAGACGTGTAGCACCATTAGTTGATAATAATAAACTTGTTGTGGCTGCAATTTCATTTAATGAACTACCTGCATAAAAATCTAAGTTATTAGTTCCGTCAGTAATTCTTGCTATTGTTCCTGATGCTCCATTAACTTGTAATTTATAGCTTGGAGATGTAGTACCAATCCCCAATCTACCACTCGCATCTAACGTCATTGCTTGGGTAAAGGATATAGCGTTACCTGCCGTTCCTGATGGGGCGATAGACCAATTATGCCCACCACTATCAAAAGTATATAAAGTAGCTGTACCGGTTGCACCATAAAAATAACCACCATTGTAATAAACATTATTTCCAATTTGTGCAATAGCAGTACCACCAAATAATGATAAACCTCTTAATGAACCAATTTGCATAGCTTGACCTGCACTCCACGCACTCGGTGTAACTCCTAATCCTAAATTGCCTGAAGCGTCAAGACGCATTTTTTCAGACGGAGATGCTCCATTTAAACGAGTAGAAAAAGAAATATAACCAGAGTAATTACCAACAGTTGAATTTTCTTTTAATCCTCTAATTGATGCAATAGTTCTTAAAGCAGCGCCATCGTGACTACTAAATTGTAATGCTCCACCTGTATTTATTGCTCCAGTAGTTTCTGAACTTTGTAAAGTTAAATGTGCATCAAACACAGTACTTGGAGAAGCAGCATATACTTCTAATTTTGTTGCAGGACTTGTAGTTCCAATACCAACATTAGTACCATTATCATAAACTAAGCTATTTCCTATCGTACTTGCACCTGTAAACTTAGGTAGGTAATTAGTAGTACCTGAGCCTTGAACATAACCCGTTAAAGAAGGTATGTCCGAAGTCATAGCAAACGTGCCATCTTTTCTTGGTACTAAATATTGAAAACTATCTCCGTCTTGTAAAGCTGCTACACTCAAAGCATATCTACGTCTTGTTGTGTTTGCTTGGTTGTGTACTATGTTTAATTCAGTTGCAGTGCTTGGTGCTATCTGAGTATAAGCACCCGTTACAAAATTGTACACGCTTAACTGCTTCATTAAAAGACCTGCTTGAAAAGATGCAGTTCCTTCAATATAAACGCTTCTACTTAATAAATCATTAGCACCTAAGTTAACGTTAGCACTTGCCCCCGTGTACGGAACGTATGTACTTGATGCCGTACCCGTAGTTAAATAAGTATTGCTATCTACACTGCCATCGGCTTTTAAAAATTGCGAAGATGTACCACCCGACTTAACTAAAGTTGTTGCGTTTAGTGTGCCTATGATTGTTGCAGCGTTACCCGAACCGCTTGTTTTGTTTATGTATAAGCCTTCGCCATTACCACCTTTAGTAATATTTAAAGCAATGCCACTACCGCTTGAATGTGTTATTCCAACTGTATCGCCACTACCAGAACTTGAAAAAGTACCTTTAGCAGCAAGTAAAGTATGAGTTCCTAAATCTAAGTTAGCCGTTGCGCCCGTGTACGGAACATATCCCGTTAAGCTTGGTATATCAGAAGTAAGGGCTAAAGTACCGCTTGAATTAGGCATACTATAAGTCCTCTCAGTATCGCTTGTAATAGTTGTAGTGTCTAAAACAAAGCTTCTTGTCGTTACATTTTGATCTAAGTAAAATTTAATACCTGTTGAACTTGCTGCACCAATACTGCTATAACCAAGACCAGCCGCAATAATACCCGAAGCTTGTTGAAAGTTTATTGAGTTACCCGTTCCTGCTATTAGGTTTAATTTTAAACCACGCATTGAAACAAAGTTTCCGTCATCTTCCATAACGCTATTACCTAAAACTGTGTTAGCAGTAAATTTAGGGATAGCATTTACGTTACCCGTTCCGCTTATTAAAGAAGTAGGGAAAGTTTCTAAAGTACCATTGCCACGAATATACTGAGCCGTTGTTCCGTTAAAAGTTAAACCTAAAGTTCCACTTGTAGTTAAAGGACTACCAGATACGCTTATCGCATCGCCACCAACTGTTAATGCTACGCTTGTTACAGTACCTACCGCACCGCTTGAACGCTGCCAAATACTTCCTGAATAGATCACATAATCTCCCACCGCAAAAGTCAAAGGCCCTGCTCCAAAGTTTACTGTTCCTGCTACGTTACAAATGTAAACATCTCCCGTGTCGCCCGTTCCGTTTGCAAGTGTAGGCGTGTTTGTAGATGCGTTCCAAGTTCCTTTGTATTCCATAATAGAACTTGGTAATTGACTAATAGGAACTTTACCGCCACTATCAAGTGAAGCATAACCATTTGCGTTGCCCTTCTCACTTCTTAATTGGTAAGTGTCTAATAAAGCTTGTGAAGGGAACACTTCTACATAAGCACTGCCACTCCATAAATAAAGTTTCTGCGTGTCTTTAGCACAATAAATAACGTTAATATCGCCAACCGCAGGAAACCCTGCAAGGTTAGTATAAAACGAAACCGCACCGCTAAATATCGCCCCTAATTGTGCAAGTGTAATCTTCTTACTTACTCCTGTTGTCGGGTCGCCTATAATAGTTAAATCTGTACTAACTGGTGCTAACTCGGTCGCTAATTGGTTAATCTTTTTTCCTATCATTTTAGTATGTATAAATAGAAGGCACTTGGCATCTATCGTTTAAGTAAGGTAATTCCATTGTGATGTCTATCTTAACTCCTGCAAGATAGTCAGGGTCGCTCTCGGTAAAGTAAGTCAATGGAGCAGTATCGCCAATATCCCAAATTGCTTTAGGATAACGTAACTGAGCCACTATGTCTTGACCTACTAAAGTCATATCGCTTAGTACTTCGGTTTCGTTTGTTTCTTCCATTAACATTCTGTCCATAAAATAAAGGCTAAAATTATAGGTAATATTTTTAGCGTTTATAGTCGCACCCGTTAAAGTGTAGAACATAGCAGGGTAAGTAACCTCGCCGTTGCTTAAACGTTCCCAGACATCGCCGAAGTAAACAAAGTTAATTTGTTCGTGGTCGTTTCCGAGTGTTGTTATTTGTTTGACTATTTGGTTTAACGTCAGGCTCATTCTTAATTTTTTCTAAATAAACACGAAGTTTATTTTGGTTTTTTATTGTTGTTACTTTGCTCATATTAACAGTCGCTACAACCTCTATTCCCTTGATATAATTCCTCAAAGCTTTTACCTGCGCAGCAATCAAAATCGCCAAGCCAAATGCTCGTTGTATAAGCATCGTTCTCAGGGTGTATCGCATCAATGCCACTTCCAGGATTAAGGTACTCAGGATAAAGTGTTGAATATTCTTTTAGATATTTAATCATTCTTTGCTTGTAGAACTCCGCTCTTGCCTTGTATCTATTCGCTACGTCAATCATATCCTGCATAGAAGGGTTCTCGGTATTCTCTCCACTCTTTCTTAATAAGCCTTTGTTGTAGAATTGATAAGACAAACCCATTGGCAACTCACTAAGTACATAATGCACTAAAGTATCTGCTATGTATTGATCTAATAAGATAACCTCGTTGGCGTTTAAATTATTTGCCGTAATACCTGCTTGTAAACGATTATACAAAGCACTACCAAGCGCAGGTAAGATATACATATCTTGTGCGGTCTTAATCTCAGGCAATACAAGTTTCTCGTCTACGTTAGCGTGTAAGCCAGACCTTTCTTTAATATTCTGTACGCTTATGAATAATGTGTTTAAGCTCATTTCTTATTTTCTTTTAACTATGTTTGACTTCCACTCGTGTCTGCAACTTGGAGAATGTGTGTTTGTTCCTGGCTTAGTATACCAACCGCCTCGTCTATCCCATACAGAATAACCTAATCTTGCACTCATTTGCTCTATCTCACTACGGCTATAAAACTTGTTAGCGGTTACTAAGTATTTGCAAAAAGGTCTGCTTGTATCTAAATCGCCATCGTTAAAACCTTGTTTCCACTCGTAAGAATAACGAATTAAAATTTGAGTAGTTTGTGGCTTTATAGCTTCAACAATTTGACCAATAGGAGCAGTAAGTTGCCTTTCGATAATTATGTTACTATCAATGCCCTTACCTTGCTTTACTTCGCTTGTCTTAATAAAACCCTTCTCAATCAATAGATCAATAACACGCTTAACCGCACCTATATCTTCTTTTAAAGTGTCAGCAATTACCTCTGGAGTAATACGCTTGTCTTTAACAATTAAGTCCAAGATATTAGATTGCAACTGCGATACATCTGCAAACATTTCAAAGTCCGCATCATCGTTAAATCTTGCTTTGCTTTTAAATACTTCGTAGGCACTTCTATCTTCTCCAAACTCAAAGAAAACCTGAAAATCGGTTTCGTTAAATTCTAAATCTTCAGCACCTAACCAAGTAGAAACTTCCTCATCGCTTAAAGCATAACCGCCTTTTAACATAGAACTTGCTTGTTCCCTTGTTATCTTACCCTTGTTAAAATCTCTAATAATACGTTGCATATTCTGCCACTCTCTACCTTTTAAGCCTTTAATATGCTCGTTCACACTTAAAGGACTTGCTGCCATTGGCTGCTCTGTTTCTGCAACTATTCCGTATTGTGTAGGGTCAATTCCTAACTTCTCTAATATCCATTCTTTAGGTGCTACTTGTAAAATAACGTTTTCACTAAAGTCAATTCCAATAGGGTCTACCGGTTGAAGCTTTAACTCTTCCGTTACTCCTGCATATTGTCCAAGCATATTAAATACACCCTCAATTTGCATTTGCTTATAACGTACATAGGTATTGTTAAATATCTCGTAGCTATCTCTTAATTGTTGTCTGTTTCCTAATTGACCAGGAACGGCAATACCAAACAAGTCAGGACTTGTAATTTGGTGTCCGCTAAAAATGTTAGTTTGTATTAACTCGTCTACTCTACCGAAGTCCTCTTTAGTTAGATCACTTGCACCCAAATCATCTACAATAGGCTTACGGGTTAAATCGTTTACAAAAGCAAGTAAATACTTCTTGCCGTCTGCACCCGTATACATATTGTCAAATTGTCTACTAACAAGTCGCTTCTCTTCAGGGCTTGGTTCTCCGTTTGGTAAAGTAATAAGTTTACTTGCAGAAAAGCCTGTTTGTGCATTACCTAAAACGTGCTTACTAACTTCAACATCACTTTCGATGTAATTCAAAGCACCAAAATAACCAGGAAGGCTATATACGTTCATTCCTGGGCGATACTCCTTTACATAAAGTATCTGCACACCTTGTGGGTTAGCAGGGTTAAACGCATTGTATATCTCAGCTTTTTCTTGGTTGCGTGTAGCCTTCCAATCGTCTTTGTACCAGAATTGAGTGTTATCTTTGTTTGTTCTAATCTTTGTATAATCACAATGCCACAACTCCGCTACTTGACCGCCCATTACACTCCAAATAACTTGGATATAAGCACCGCCAAATAGTTCTAAATCTAAAGTAACCTTTTTAGTAAGGTCATTTAAGGTTTCCTCTCTATTAACCTTTTGAACAATCGCCTCTTCTCCTGCCCAACCATTGCCGACAATGTAATTCACTTTGCCTCTAATGATAGCATTGTGCTTTGCAGATTTGTTAAATAGGTCTAATAGGTATTGCGGATAGTCATTGTTTTGACCATACTGCATATACCCTTCGCCTTTTTTCTCTTTATATTCAGGCTGCTTTGCTTCCGCAAATGTCAATACTTGTATTTCCATTATTGTCTAATTGTGAATGTGCTTGTTGTTTCGTATTCTGTGAATGATATAGTTGTACCCTCAAGTTCCATAATGCCTGTTTCAAGCAGGTTTAAGCCCGTAGGGTTTAGGTTTGAAGGACTTGCTTGTTCGTAAACCGAGTAAGTGTATTGCCCGTTTAAAGATGTATTAAAGTAGCTATTAACTACAATGCTAAACTCGTTGTACCTTTCCTTGTAAGCACTTATGTCCGTATTGTTTAGCTTAACAAATTTGATGTCCGTATTTGTGCTTCTATTCTCAAAAATGAATAAATAGTTAGGGCTTGTTAAAAGCTGCTTCTCAGTCAAGGTAAGTATTATGTTTTGGGTTTGCCCCTTAGTTAATCTTATCACAACTATAAATATAAACTATTGCGATTGTTTGCAAAATAAAAAACCCCCGCCTAATTAAAGACGAGGGCATCTATATACAAAACCAAAACAACCTAAGAACCTGCGGTAGTTAATTGACCTGCAACAGTAGAATTAACTTCTGGAGCAAGGGCAGCTTCCGCACCTGTGAAGGTTAAAGTGTAGCCACTTCTGTCGCCTTCAGCCGTACCTGTACCTGCACTACCTGCGGTAAGGTCTAAGCCTCTTGTTTTACCTAAGTACCAGTATTTGCCATTGTTATCTTTGGCAACTGCTACTAAAGTGTTTTGAGCCAACAACAAGATTTCGTTTCTTGTGTTCGCCTGTAATTTGTTTAATACGATAGTCAATTCAGGAGCGTAGAAGATAGTTCCGTTTTGTACGTTTGCATTAACATTCTCAACTAATTGAGAAGTGCCTTTTACAAGTTCGTACTTAAAGAACTTCTTACCAGATGCTTTTACTAAAGCGGTGATTACACCACTTGCTTCTGTTGTAGAAGTTACATCTGAGGCTGCCATAAAATAAACTTCGGTTATACCACCTAAACTGTCTTTGCAGTCAAGGGTATAATTTTGAGTTAAAGCACAAGCCATTGTTATTGAATTAAATTAGTTTGAAAAAATGGGTAGGTATATTTCAACCTACCCTATAAATTATGCAAGGATAAACTTCACTACTTCGTCAGGGAAGGCGATGTTTACACCCATCTTAAACTCAGATACGAAACGTACTTGGTCAGCTTCTTTAGCATAGAAAATTTCAAACTTCTCTTCTTCGTTCAATAAGTCAGTACCTAAGAACATATTGCTTAAACGCATAGCGTAAACTTTGTTAGTTCCGTTAAGACCTGCAACTGCTACAACTTTAATTGTAGTACCAGGAAGTACGAATTCGCTATCAGCTTTAACATCAATTTGGTAATTGAAAGAACCGCTATTTTTAAGAGCAATAGTGTAAGTTCTGAATAAATCTTGACCACAGAAGATAGTCATATCTTCAGCAGCTACAACTTGTGCAGGAATTGCTTGGTAAACACCATCAAAGATAGAGATTACGTTTGCAGAAGTGATAGAGCTTAAAGGAGCGCCAGAGATAAAGGTAGAAGCGTTTGCAGCTACAACACCTGAAGCAGCGTTTATTAATTTTACAAGCCCGTCAAAGCGGTTAAGGTTAACATTGACACTTGAGGTGTCGCCTTGCCATAACGCAGTTTCTAATTGAGCAGCGATTGTTTTAGCTTTCTTTTCAGAATACTCTTGCTCAAAAGGAATAGAGTCATAATAAGAACCAGTAGGTAAAGCTTTTTGTAAATACTTTGCTTCAAGGTCTTTAGGACATAAAGCTTCGTTTACTTTAATTTTACCAGGAGTTACAGTACGTTGAGTAAAGGTAGTAGAACCAGAAGCATTAAAGCCACAAGAAGCACCATCTTGGAAGATAGCGTCAGTTTCCATAATGTTGATT